TCTATAGATGAAAAAAAGAAACTATGTGACAGTTTGATAGGATACCGTTTAGTGGATGAATTACATGAATTACATAAAGGAAAACACATAAGATGGATTCGCCGTGGTACAACAAAACTCACACCAGGGGGTATTGTTGTAGATATAAAATTTCTGAATAATGGAACACATGTGTTATGTAAAAATTATTCAGGAAGATTCACACAATACAAATATGATGAATGCATCACCTTTCAAAAATTAACAGAAACAGAACAATTAATTATGATGGCATATGGGTATGTATCTAATGAGGTTCAAAACTAATCGACTAGTAGTTTTCTGGTAAAGTTACTAGTAATTTTAGTTTTTCTGCGAGTTTTGTTTCTCTTTTTAGTTAGTAAAAAGAAGTCTTTTAAATGATACATAATTTTTCTAGATATGTTTTCCTGTTCAGACAAATATATGTAATTTCGATAATTATGTTCTGAAAACGCGCATAATTTGATACAACGAGTAATAAAATGGTCTTTGATTTTATCCATATTATCTTGGAAGAAAGGTCGATATTTGCTAGTCCATAATCGGTCAATAATATCATGTGTGGATAATAAATGGTGATAAGCTTTCGGTTTTATATAATAAATTCGCTCTTTTTTCATTTCATCAAATTCGACATCATCCAAAAAACAAATAGCTGTTTTTTTGGGTAACAAAGTACAATTGATTAAATCAGAATGAGTTTTTTTGTGAGTTGTACGTCCAACCTGTACAATTTGGTTATTTATTTTGAATGCATATATGATTTGGTCAAATAGTAGTTTATTTCCAGACACATTTTTAGCAAAATATTCAGAAATTACATTTACAGTGTAGGTTTGTGATTGATTATTTGTATAAATATATATTTTATCACAATCACCAGCTACTTTCTTACGATAAATGTATTTTAATATAGAAAAAATATTTGGTCTGAAAAATTCAGGAAATAAATCTAATAAATCATGCTGAGAAATCGGATTTTTATCATTCATAACAAACTGGATAGTTGTCCACAAAATATTCATCTCAACAAAAGAACCTAACGTTTCATCTAAATCAAAAACAATCACTTTTTTTGTGTTACGAGATTTATTACTATGAAAAAAAGACCCTTTATATATTTCTATGCAGTCTGAATCATCCAACAAATGATTATAATTTGCATCATACATATAGTGATATTATTGTATAATATATTTGTACATATTAAAAAATACAAATATATTATTTCACGTGTAATTTTGATAATAATTGTGCATAAGTTTCACTAGAAGGAAATATGTTCAAATGAGGTTTGTGTAATCCAATAGGGTCTTCTGAATAAACTGTTTCCATAGAAAATTGCATAGCAGTTTCTCTAGTGGGTAAACAATAATTAGATACATCAGCTGTCATATGATAAGCAAAAAATACATCTTCATTTACAGGTTCAGGAATTTTGTAAGAATAATAAATAGGCTGTTTGGTTTTACATATTTGTAACATCGTGTTTACATTACGTAATGAGAAACCACCATTATATCCACCATTGATACCGTGCATTTCAATACACCATGGTGCACCAATAAAATCATATTGTAAAAATTCGTCTACATTATCTTTTAATAGAAGCACGTCTGTTTGAAATAGTAGACTGTGTTTACAACCTAATTTTTGTAAGGTTTCCCATAGAATAGGTTTTGTACAAAAATTGTTGTAATCGCATAACCGCAAGTTATGTATTTGTAATTTGACATAATGTACATTTTTCCAATTTTGTAAAGCAGTTTTCACAAATGATTCATTTTGTATACCATGTAAAATAATCAAACTCCATCCTTTGTTTTGCAGAAGATACATGAAATTTTTGATAACTGGTATGAGTAGTGGATGCTCTCGGGGTTCAATAATAACACAACTTTTTTCTCGGTTATTTGTTATACTTTGAAAATGAGAGTCGTCTAAATCAAATTGTTTCAAATAATCAGACCAATATGGTTCATAATGTTCATTCATTTATTACAACATAAAATAATGACTTTATGTTATATTTTGATTCAAATAATTATTTTCCGGTTGACCCAAACCCACCATCTCCACGTTCACTAGTTGATAAATCTCTCTCTTCAACTAGTACGACATAAATGGGAAGCAAATTAGTATGGCACAGTTGAAGTAATCTGGTATGTTTTACAACAGTAAATGCATTATCATTTGGAAGTTGTAACGCACGGAAAGCGCCAATTAGATTACCGCGATATCCAGAATCAATAATCCCAGTATGGTTTGCAAGCATAAGGGGAGTTTTCGAAATGCTCGACCTAGGATATAAATAAAAAGGTACAGTTTTTAATTTATGTCTAGTGAAATCACAATGGACAAGTTCTGCTTTTACACCCATATCTATGAATGTAGACTCAAACAGTTGTGTGAATGTAATATCGTCGGGTACAAATAGGTCAAATCCAGAATCGGCAAATTTATTATTAAGGAACGCATCATTATGTTTGTTGATTTTTGTTTCATAAATAGATTTTAACGATTCATTAGTTATACACAATTTTAAAATAGCGAAATCATCAGCTGAATTATCGCTTCTTAACCTCAGATTATGATAGGTTTCGTAGAGTTGAGTATTACTATCCATTATATAATACATTATAGGTTAACCTTTAATAGTATTGCAAAAATAATTTATTTAGTCAAATGTAAACGTTTGTATTCTGTCCATGATATGTTATTACTATCATCACTAATCTCAATTGTCTGTACTTCATTCGCCTTATCTAGGTTTTCACCTCTTTTTAATGCACTATCTACATACAATTCTTTGAGCACTTTTCCTACCATGACAGAGCCTTCATGTTGATTTACTTTGTTATCTTCAATCATTTTCAACACAATCAATAACTTTGTCATGATTTCTAAGTCTAGTTCGTCTTTAGTAATGCGGTTGAAAATATCAGTGTAATTCGTATGCAGAAAAGGTGTTACAGCAGCCGCGCTTTCAACGAATTTATCAAAATCTTTCACCTGTAGTGACCTATTTGCTTTTCTGAATGTGTCGAGTTTGCGAATCTCGTCACGAAGAAGGATGCTATGTTTTACTTTTCGAATATGTTCAGTATTGTCATCGCATTCTGATTCGTTAATCATTTTCTGTAAATTTAGTCGTTCATGTTCACTAAGATTAGCCATTATGGCAAAATAAAAATAGAAGTGTTTATGTATTTTTTGAAGGAAACTACATTTAGTGAGGTTACATATAATAACGCAAAAATATTTAGTAATTATAAAGTTTTTTATCTGTCGATTATGTATACTAATATGAAGTTCAACCTTTTCAATATCTTAGTAATTGTCTTATTTGTATTAATTCTTTCTTCTGCTACAATGGTATCCTGTGCCAATTTCAAACCTCACTATGCTGATAATGTATTCGAGAAGCACTCTCAGTTCGAAGGATTCAAAAATAATAACCAAATGTTAGATTATTCTAGCAAAGAGCAACATGCAGCAATGGATACAAACAAACAGCATTTGATTGCAACACCTCCTGCTGAATGCAAGAAAGTATTTGGCTTTGACGGATTATTTTGTTCTGCCAAAGATGGACCAGACGCTGTAGATAAAATTGGTTCCGCTAAGGGAAGCCGTGAATGTGTTGGAAAAAGTTCTGGATTAACAAATTCTATGGGTGGTTTGTGCTTAGATGAAAACCAGGTAAAATTATTATCAACCCGTGGAGGTAATATGTCTAGTGATGTAGAAGGACCCAAAAAGTAAACTAACAGGGTAAAAAAACTACATTCGAAACTACTTTACAATGAAATAATTTTTTCAAGGGTATATTTAATGTAACAACCTCTTCTTTTAAAATAATAGAAAACACAATTTTATTATTTTGAACAGTAACCGAGAGTAATTTACAATAATGATTTTGATAATGCAATAACCATAATTCTTTATCAACGTATTTCAGAGAAAAAATGATATATTTGTATATTTGGTCTATGTCCAGCGTTAAAAAACATGTATTGCAATAATGAATGGTCTGACTTTTTTCATCGTTTATGTCTATCATGTCTTCGCAAATATCGTGATAGCATGTATTGTATAATATACTGTAAACCTGTTCTTTCAGGTTTCGAATATCTTCTTTGTCATTATGAACATTCGATAAAATTTCATTGATTTTTATTAAAGAGTCTATTTCATCATGAATTGACATGAAAAAATACAAATAGTTGTTACACTACTTATAATTAATCGTTAATATTTAAGTTTTTTTAGATATACATAGCTAATACACTTTGGTTTACGCCTTCATCATTTCTAATAAAGACATCTACATGTTTTTGGGTGACAGTGACTGGAAATGAAATTTCAATATCCATATCCTTATTGAATACGGTTGACCCAGATTTCACTAGTCGGAACAAATTTAACTTAGTATGAATAATTTCCAAACAACGCTTTAGGTTTCGAACACCCTGTTCTTTATGTGTAAGATGTTGACTAGTAACAATATAACGAATAGTATCATCTGGAATAATAACATCTTCTTCTGTAAAATTCACCTGCTCTCTAATCTTTGGAAGCAAATGGTTTCTAGCAATGACAATCTTTTCCTTGGCTTCATAACCCTTAGTCTGAATGCGATACATTCTGTCTCTGAGAATAGGGTTTACTTTGGATTCATCATTATAGCTGAATATAAACAGGCATTTACTAAGGTCAAAGTCTACCTCTGAAAAGTATTTGTCATGAAATTCACTGTTTTGTGAAGTATCTGTAAGATGAGTGAGAATACCGATAATTTCTTCACCCTTTGGAGTATCACTTACCTTGTCCAATTCATCAAAGTAAATAATCGGATTCATGCACTTACTATCAATCAATATTTGAACAATTTTACCCCAGGTACTGCCCTCATATGTATATGAATGCCCTTCCAAAAAGCTGCTGTCACCATTACCGCCCAATGCAATGAACGCGAATTCTCTTCCTAGGATTTTGCTAATACCCTCTTTTACCAAAGTAGTTTTACCAGTACCCATGGGACCATTGATTGCAATTGCTGTACCCATTGCATCTGGATTAGATATCCATTGACCCATCATTTGCATGATTTGCAATTTGGCGTCATCTAGACCATATGCACATTGGTCTAGTACTGATTTCGCATTTTCCATGAAATTATTACACACATCAATGCCATCTTTAATATTGACCGTCAAATTTCTGTAAATTCCAAATGGCACTCGCATAAAAGTATCTACCCAGTTTTTGATTTTATAATATTCTGGGTCTCCTGGTTCCATTCCTCGCAATACATTCAATCTTTGCATAGCAACTGCCTTGAACTTCGCAGGAATATTTGTATTCAAAAGAGCTAGTCTATACGGTTTGTCAATATTAATATGTTTGTTGATATCCTTCAACTCTTTCATAACGCGCAACTGTTCTTTGTTAGACAATTTCTTCTTGAAGTAATCAACTTCATTAGCTCTCTTTTTATCGGTATTGATTAGTTTGTGATATATCTTTGCATTCTTATTACGAGCCTTCTTTACCAATTTCATGATAGAACGTTTGCAATCATCTACCGCCTTTTTCAATACCTTACTATTTGGTCTTTTGTTTAACTGAGCAGTCAACGTTTTCTTTGTTTCTACTAAATCCAAATATTCCTGTTCTACATCAGTAAGTTCAATTTCTTCTTCTTCATTTGCTTTCTTCTTATTCTTCTTTTTCATTTTCTTGCTATCACTATTAGTATCATGTTGTGTATCATCGGTTTTAGGTTCATTTACAAAATTTTCCTTCATGAACATTTTCTCATCATCGCTATCACAATCTGCGTTGTCTTCAATATATTCGCTTTCGTCATTTTCACCACCACCACCTAGTAGTAAATGAATATTGAATACCTGGTCATCATCTTCTTCCTCATCTTCTTCCTCATCTTCTTCCCCATCTTCTTCCTCTGATTCCTCCTCATCAGAATCTTCTTCTTCCTCATCTTCTTCCTCTTCGTCTTCTTCTTCATACTCCTCCTCATCAGAATCTTCTTCTTCTTCTTCTTCTTCTTCTTCATCATCGTCATCGTGTTTTCTTCTCCTCAGTCTATAATTTTTCTTTTTTGGTTTTCCAATATTTTTCAAACGCTTCTTTGCTTTTTCTGTATTTTTGGCACGTTT